TGGACTTCTTCATGGATACTCCTTCAACTCGTGGTCTGATGTGGTCACGTATGATGAAGCATTTATTGAGGAGTGGCTAGAATCGCCCCAGACTTCCCTTTATTATTCCCTTCAAGTGATGGGGGATGTTCAAGATAAATCTGATGCGTATGCTGCTCTTGAAGAAGCAGAGGTTGATGATTACTTGGCACAACTTTTTAAAGGAACTGATGAACTTACATGTGATTGTCAAGAATGAGCCCAATTAAAGGAAACATCGATTTAAAAATTAAAAAACCTATTCAAAATAAAGATGGTTCGTTCAGTACTGTTCGTACCATTGGAATTGAAGCTGATGGAATGTTTATCAACATCCCTACTGTTATTAATGGTCGAGTAGTTTCTAACAAAGAAGCTATAGAGCACTATCGTAAAACAGGTGAACATCTTGGTAAGTACAAGACTCAACAAGAAAGAGATGCAGCCGCTAAAACGTTATCAATCAACCAAGGGAGAAGGTACGGACTATGAACCCTTACGAAAAACTAATGGCGCGGAAGCGCAAGTGGACACCGGTACAGACAAGTGCCGGTATCTGCAAAGAAGGCTCGGAAGCAGCGATCCACCGTGCACTTGCATTGCGACATATGGAACTGCCTGTGGGAGATTTTATCAGTGATGCGCTTGAAAAAAATGTTCCACTTACGGCACGCGAGTTACTTAAATCCAACGTCACAGACGAAGAAAACCACGATGTCGCTTTGGGTTACATTGCCAATGCTTACGGAGTGGATGAACAAGCTGAGAAAGAAGCGTTGGCGCTACAAAAAGCGTGGATTGCGCATCCTGATCACACGATCACCAAAGCAATGGTTGCCGAACGTGCGATTTTCTTCGTTCTTCTACCATTCTTCCGCTTTAACGGTGATGCTGGAATGCGTACAGTCAGTGCCGACATCAGCCGTGACGAACAGATCCACGTGGCAACGAACTCTCTCGTATGCAAAGAGTTGGGGCTTGAGATCTCGCCGTCCTTGGATAAACTCCGCAAAGCGACGATCAACTGGGTAATGCAACCACTAGGTGTAAATACCCAGGACAAATATTTGGACAAAAAATTTTGGTTGGATTCTAGTGACCGACTAATGTATGAGGGTAAGGCACCCGAATTGTCGGCAACTAAATCCGCACGAATGCCTGCATTCTTTGAGCACTCAAACGTTAACCTCCCCCAATACGCATGAACATCCCCCATTTCAAAACAGAAGATGACCGGCGTGAATACTTAGCCATTTATAACCGACAGTTGGATATGTATGCTCGACTGTTTGAGAACACAGTTCAGCGTTTGTTTGGAGCTAACTACACACCTGAGAAACTGACTGCTCCTTCCTTGGAGACTGTTGATTCTATCACACGTTCTCTTCTGTATGAAGTAAAGCGTGAGTTCTGTGATGGTAATCCTGAGTACAAATCAGAGAACGATGACATTTTCTTGACTACACGTGACATCGAGAAAATTGTCAAACAAGTAATGGAGGAATCAAATAGTGACTCAGGATCTAACCCTGCTTGATATACGTGGCATGACAGTTAATGCCATGCTCACCAAACTAGAAGAAACCTTTCCACCAACAAACCCTACACCTGATGATACAATGGAGAAAATTATGTACCGATCTGGTCAGCGGAGTGTCGTTGAGTGGGTCATTAACTATATGGAGGAGTAATGGCTCTTACAATGCGAGCAAATCCCAACAGGGGTTATTTACCATACTATCAAGTCGGCACTTACCCAACTAAAGCTGGTTTACCTGGCCGCCCAATTTATAGACGCAACCCTAGCTATGTGTCTCCAGCTTCTATGATACAAACAGCTCGCGGTAAAATGCGGGCAGAACAAGAGGCATTTCAAAAGCAACTAACAGAGCAAGCTGCTGCTACTCAAGCTGACATCGCTGAACAACTTAAAATTGTACAAGAAGAGAAGAGTGCTGTTGCTAAAATGCAAGAAGAGTACACTGCTTCTTTGAAAGCTGAAGCTGACGCAAAACGTAAAGCACAAGAAGAGCAACAGTTAGCACTACAAACTGCACAAGCTAATCAAATGCGTGCAGGGCGTCAAGCTAACCTACAAATCCAACCAGCTGGGCAAATATCTAGGTCTGCTGGTACACAAAGGTTTAAGATGCGTGGCCAGCTTCCTGAAACAAGGAGAGCCCTAGCTTCTGGACTAAATATTGGACAATCAAACTCGCTTAATTTAGGATGACTGCTAAATCTCGTTATGACAGATTGTCTTCAGACCGTTCACAGTTTTTAAACAGTGCTAGACAAGCAGCAGATCTAACTTTACCTTACCTCATTCGTGAAGATGAGCACTTTACTAAAGGTGCTCTTAAACTTCCTACACCTTGGCAATCAACAGGAGCTAAAGGTGTGGTGACGCTTGCAAGTAAACTTATGCTTGCATTGCTACCGCCA